ATCGTCTCCAATCATTGAAATTATTTCTTCCGTAGAATTTTCTACACAAATATTCCACATTTTACCTAGACCAATAAACTTACCATCGTTCTCAATATCTACAATTTTAACGCAAGGTATTGCTTTAAATACCTTATAAATTAAATCTCTAGTCGGGTCATCCTTATCTACCCCGAAGTAAATATTAACGTTGTTAATATCGCTAACTGAAGTAATAATAGAAGTAAGAAGGGTAAGCCTCCTATTCATTCTCTCTCTTGACGGAACTAATATTGCAATTTTCATATGTATATTGATTTAATGTTGGGATTAAAATAAAGCACGGCTGTTGACTTGTTTGAAAGTGGGTGTATAAAATAATTACACATAGATAGAGTATAAACTTCCAGGTATGCATTTTTAGCATCTTCAGCGGTACCCGGAGTAAAATGAGGCTCTGTGTCGGTGTTATATTGTGTACGTCTTGTTTTGTTATTATATATACATCTCTTATAACGGCCAATAAAAGAATTTAAATCATGAATATTATCTACCGATAAAAACAAATAGGTATTGTCAGTAAATATTTTATCAATCTCTTTGTAATAATCTTCTAAAGACGGCATTCTATTACCAATCTGTTCACATTTTAGTAGCTCATTTCTTTTTAAGATACCAATTAAATTTATTTGTCTGTTAAAAATAGAGGTTGCATGTAATTTGTCAATACTTTCCTGCAAAAATAATGTAGGCTGAAAATATTTGAGAGTTTTATTGAGTTCATTTCTCCATTTTGTGTTTTCCCCTGTATATACATTGTGTACATCTCTCCCAGTATATTTTAAACTGTTATAAGTTTCTAAGATATAGTTTTCATCGGGCAGCTGACCGTTATTATACTCTCTAAAAAGTTTACCATAAACCTCACCACAGCTATATGCAAAAGCCCCATAAGGCTGGCCCTGTAGGTTCCATGTAATTTGACAAATATTATCCTTACAACTGTCTATAAATGTTGTTACTTTATTGAAGTTAGAAAAAAATCCACCTTCATGAAATCTTACTTCAACGTGTAGATTTTTCACTTTTGAGTTTTTTTATAATTTGAACTACTTGTTCTTTAGAAACATACGGAGGTTGATTAGGGTAGTGGCCGTGTTTTTGAAGGTAGAGCTCTCTACCACCATATACGTTCTTAGCCCACTCTTCTGATTTGTTGGCAATTGAAGAGTTATCAATAGCGCCGGGTGCTTCGGTTAATAGGTTATGACTATCAGCAAGATCAGCAAACCACCAAAACGGGGGGTGATAACCTGCTTTGATAATTCTATAAGTATGATCTACATGTTCCCAGGCATTATAAAACTGCTCATCAATCAAACCTACCTTCTCTAAAATCTCTCGTGTGAAAAACGAGAACATAGCAACGGTATGTTCGTATAAAGCTATTTTAATATCTTTTGAATACTCAATAATCATTTTCGGGTTAGGGTCAGAATCCTGCTTAAGAAGATGCCTGTTGTGAAGATCGAACTGTATATCTTGTTTGCGATTAAAGGGAGACCCCGGTCCGTAGTTAAAATGATGTATGCCAGAAAGTTTATACGCTTCAATATATTTTTGAAAGACGCCCTTATCTAGTATAAGCATATCTTCTTCAATAATAAAAATATAATCACATCCTTCATTAAGGAGGTGACGCATAGCCTGGTTTTTAGCCCTTGCTACCCCTTGACGTTGCGGTGTTTGTTCATGAAGTTGTAGTTTTGAGCTAATATCTAAAAGTAGGTTATGTTCCTTTAAAGGTCTTCCATCATTTATAATACAAACTACATCAACGCTAGCACCTTTTAAAGAATCTAAAAGATCCTTTAGATACGCTGGTCTATCACAAGTTATAATTCCTACTCCAATTTTAGTGCTCATTTACGGTTTGAGATATTCTATACAGATCTATACATTTATCGAGAATGTCTTTTTTAGGCACGGGGGTATCTAATAGATTTACAAATTCGTGCAAAGCGGTATCGATATCGATAGATATTTCATTTAATTCTGTACCTGATAATTGTACAGATTCGAAAATATTAAAATCAGTTCTTACATGTTTCGGTTTATACTGATTAAACTTTGAAAGCATTAAGCTAAGAACTTGCTCATTAACATTTCTGTCTACACACAAACTAACAAAGTTGTTCTGTAGTTCACTTGATATATTTTCAAGAGCTATTTTACCGTCTAAGAGATCTGAAATCTTTATCTTTTTATGTTTAGGGGTCACTTTGTTCTCAACAAACTCGATTTCAAGTGTATCAGTATCTAGGATAGACAACCCTTTTGATTGATCTCGGTCACCAAAGTCTAATTCATGTGGTGAACCCAAATAAAGAATAGAACTGTTATTAGAATATTTCCTATGCTCTCTATAATGAAAGTGCCCAGTGATGATTAGTTTAGCTTTATCGATAAGTGCATCTGTTTCAAGTCCGTGATCACACACCTTAACAGAGTTCATTTTAAAGTTTACAATCTCAAAATGACCTATCAACACATCACAGGGAGGCACTTCTTCTATTGGTATACCCCAAGGACAATAGACAAATTTTTTACCATTAACGTTTTGAGTAGTAAGTTCTTGATAAACGGTAATGTTTTTATAACCACTTAAAATAGATACTGAGTTAATATCTGATTTGTCCTTATAGTAACAATCGTGGTTACCAGTTATAGCTACAATATTATACTTAGAAAGTATATCAAAAAACTCATAAGCGCAATGTATTGTGTTAACACCGATTTCATGTCGATTATGAAAGATATCACCAGCTATAATAATATCTTTTATATCCCGAAGAGTTAACTCATTATCTAACCACCGTGCAAAATCCAAGGCAATCTTATGCCAGGTTTGTGAATTTTGATGTACACCGAGATGTATATCAGATATACAGGCTACCTTGTTACTACTAAATTGCATTATTCGTTTTCTGAACGATACGAGTCATCATACTCAGTATCAAACTTTGTATTTTTTTGAAAAGGTATTTGACCTGATTCAGTTAATAGGGAATAAACTTCATTTTGATAACGATGAATAGTGTCGTGTTCTTTTTTCTCTTTTTTAATTCTATTTTGGAAAGCTCGATAAGCTACCTTTGTAAAATAAGAGAATGGGTTAAACCCTGAATTACATTTAAAACGCTTACGAGTTAGAGCGGTAATCATCTTAATTATAGCATCCCCGATCATCTCTTCTTTATACGAATAGTTGATAAAGTTTTGAGCGTACCCTAAACGAGTGGCTATTTTCTGAATCATATCAGCTAAATCTGATGGTATTACGTTTCCTCCCTCGCTGTAGTATTTGATAATGAGGTGCTCCATTTCAACAGGATCTACATAGTTAGGCTTAAGCTCTTCTTTTGTACGACGAACTCTCTTCTTTTTTATAGTAGGTTCGTCCCAAAGAGATGCTAGATCATTATCGTTATCGTAATTATATTCTTCGTCTTTAATCTTTCTTTTACGAGGCATAATAAAGTAAGTGTATATTAAAAGCTGTAAAAATCAAGGCTCATATAGCTCAGTTACTGAATAGGGTATCTGTTCTCTGTCGTATAGGGCAAGACGTTCAGTGACATGCTTGTTACCGTAACGAAGGTTATCCCAAATGTCGAAGATAGTGGCTCGTTTTTTACTAGCATGCTTTCTTAATGAGCGGCCAATTGATTGAATAATCTTAATACGCGCTTTTCCAATAGCAGCAAAAATAATATTATGAAGGTTCTTAATATTAATACCAGTTGAGAATATTTTAGAAATAGCAATACAAGCTACATTGTCGTGATCTTCCATGAGTTTGCGGATCATTTCTCTCTCTTCAATATCGACAGCTCCGTGTACGAAGTGAACTTGTTTTGTAGTGTTGGCCTGAAGTACTCTTAGAAGTTCTTCCCCATGGGCTATTCGATCAACCATTATAAGAGTGTTCTTATCGGCTTTGTTAACTAACTTGGTTATTATGTCATTTCTAAACGAGCTTGTCTGAAGCCAGGTTATCTCTTCTTCGTACCCTGCAGTTGGGTTTACCATAGAGGGTATGGTGAAATTAGGTATATTTTTATAATTGAGCTTAAGAGCAGCTACATGTACCTGAGATATATACTTCTGTTCTCGGAGATCCGCGGATTGTTTAAAGTAAATAACTCTCCCTATCTTCCCGAAAATGTTCCATTGGTCGATTTTATCATCCGGCAGAGTTCCTGTAAGTCCGTAACGAAAGAGAGCAGGAATCTGTTCCACCACTTTGTTAATTTTGTTTCCATACTTTAGTTTGTGTACCTCATCAATAACAAGCAAGCCAATATCTTTCAAAAGAGACAGGTCTTGTTTTTCTGAGAGTAAAATTTGTGCGTTTGAAATAACTATCTTAGCATTTTTATTAGGTTCTGTTGAGCCGGTCCATCGGGTTATTTCTTCTTCTGGGATTCCATATTCTATAAAATCAGAATAGGTTTGTGCAACAAGCTGAATATCAGGTACAAGTATAAGAGCTTTGTAGTCGTGCTGGGACTGAATTGATTTTACTAATAGTGCTATTACAAGAGTCTTTCCTGCTGACGTAGGCAAAACTATGACACCTGATTTATTTTTGAGAGATAACAATACTGATTCTTTTTGGTAGTCTCTAGGATCTAAGTTAAGGGTAGCCAGCTCTTCTTTTAATTCAGGTATAGTTATAATGTCACGAAACTTATCTGTAAGTTCTATATTAAATCTAATATCCTGTTTTTTAAGAAACTCTATAATGGAAAATACTAGTCTAGGTTCAAACCTACCCTGAGGGGTTATACAGTACTGTCTTGTCTGGGGTCGATAGCCAATAGCGTAACGACGCTTGAAGACTTGCTGTTTATCTTCAACCGAAAAGTGTTCGCGAATATTAGGTAGATAGTCTGAAACTATTATACCCTTTTTACGAGAAGTATCATAATCAAAAGTTACATTTACCATCACTCAGGTAGTCTCCATACGTACGATTTCCACAAGATTCTTGATATCAAAGCTCAAAGATCTAAAGTTAGATTCGATCTTAGTCAAATATTCGACAATTAATTCGTGCTCTGCAATTTGTCCATCTATTTTAGTGAGTATAGGGTGGGAGCTAGTAGCTTGTTCAAGCGAACGCTCAGACATACCTACAGGTGATTCGGCCTGAATTCTGTCTGAAACCTTTCTGACGGCCTCTTTGCGGAGTCTTTTAAGTTTTAAAATTTCTTGCTTGTGATACATTAAGCGACCGACCCAATAGTGACGGGTAGCGGGTAAGTCCATCTGAATCTGTTTCATATTAAACTCGTCAACAGTAACGTACTTTTTAATATCTTCGTTGTATTTTTCAATCAACGAAATAATAGACTCTTCTGTTTTTTGTTCTTCCATAAGTAGTAACTAATATAATAGTCTCTTTTAGTGAGGAAACAACTTAAATAATTACGTGGTCAACTTTGAACATACAGTTTTAGAGCTATTAAAAGAAGAGTCCCTGCATCAATGGTTTAAACATAATAAAGGTAAGGGATGGATTGATTGTAAGAAATCTAAACCTGGTAAATTGGTTCCCTGCGGTAGACAAAAAGGTACCAAAGGGCCTTCGAAGGGGTACCCAGCATGCAGACCAACACTCTCTCAATGCACTGGGTCAGCTCAGCGTAAAAAAGGACCTAAGAGAATTAAATGGTCCAAAAAGAAATAAATACACAATGCAGACCTTTAAAGAGTACTTTAAGCAGCAACTTTCTGAAAAGAAAGACAGATGCTATTACAAAGCAAAAAGAAAGTATAAAGTCTTTCCTTCTGCTTATGCTTCAGGGTACATAGTAAGATGCAGAAAAGGACAAGTAAAATGATAAACTTAGAAAAATTAATATTAGATGTTTTAAACGAAGATAATGTAGCAGGAGACGTTTTGGGTGCTCCGGCAGCTGGTACTTCTCAATTTTCAGCAGATACTTACGCGACAGGAGATACAAGAATACCTTATTCTGTCTATGGTGGGGTTATGACTCGCGGCGGATTAATTAAACGCAGAAAGAAACGCAAGAGCAAGAAGCGTAAAAAGAGATAATGGACACCGGGCACTGGCTTGTTAATGAAAATGTTTATCTTCATGAAAACATGTTTGGTTTTATTTACGAAATAACTAATAAAGTTAACGGCAAAAAATATATTGGTAAAAAGCAGTGTTCAAGAAGAGTTAAGCGCAAACCTCTTAAAGGTAAAACTCGCAATAGAATCGATCACAAAGAGTCTGATTGGAAGTCCTATACGTCTTCCTCAAAAGAACTTAACGAAGATATCGAAAAGTACGGCAAAGATAACTTTGAATTTCGCATCATACGTATCTGTGGCTCCAAATGGGAGCTAGGATATGAGGAAATAAAAGAGCAAATTGCTCGAGAGGTCATTTTGCGGGATGACTACTATAACGGTGTACTAAATGTCAGAATTGGAAGACCGCCAAATAAACTAATACATTAATTTTATTTGTGGTAATAACTTTCTTAAACGAGCTACTTGGTATATTTTGTGCTGAGTAAATTCAGTATAGGTTAAAAAACGTTTTTTAACATAATTTATAAATTGAGAATTTGTCATATGGGTGTAGTCCCGTTGTTTAATATCGTCTAATAAATTTAGCATTTTTTTCTTTTGAAGAAATTGATACATTCGATTATATTTTTTTCGAAACTCAGAATATTTTTGACAAGAGTTAATAGCGTTTTCTATATCTTTTTGATTAAACGCTTCTACAAAAAGATCATTATTAGTTATTACAATTTCATCTATACACTTTTTAGTAATATTTCTTTTTGTTGTTTTATTAAGTAGTGGTAAATTTTTAATAAATTGTTTTTTAATATCGTTTATTTATTTATATATACTATTATGG